CGTTGAAGTGCTTTTGCCACGCTTCAGGTAAAAGCAGAGTTTGGATAAATCTAGAGCAGTTAAAAAATTATTGGTCAGTACCCCCCTAAAACAGTGAAACCATCAAAGGTTCATTGTCTAAAAATATTTTTCGATGTATAACGAAAATATGGATTTGAGTTTAGTACCCGAAGACCGTTTGAAAAACTTTGCTCATTTATTGAATCGTGCAAAGGATATGGAGGATGCTGATCGAGCGCAAGCGGATTTCATGACCTATGTTAAAGCGGTTTGGCCTGAGTTTATAGAAGGCAGACATCATAAAATTTTAAGCAAGAAGTTTAATCGGCTGGCAGAAGGCAAGTTGAAACGACTGATCGTGAACATGCCGCCACGACACACGAAATCTGAATTCGCGAGTTACTTACTACCGTCATGGCTGATGGGAAAAGATCCCAAAGTAAAAATCATGCAGACAACACACACCGCCGAACTTGCTTTCCGTTTTGGCAGGAAAACAAGAAACCTTATGAATTCATTGGATTATAAAAAAATTTTTAGTAATGTGTCTTTGCGAGCAGACAGTCAAGCGGCAGGTCGGTGGGAAACGGATAAAGGCGGAGAGTACTTTGCAGCTGGAGTGGGCGGAGCAGTAACAGGACGAGGCGCTGACCTTTTAATAATTGACGATCCTCACAGTGAGCAAGATGCGATGTCACCGCAGGCAATTGAGAATGCGTATGAATGGTACACTTCGGGTCCTCGCCAAAGGCTCCAGCCAGGAGGAGCTATCGTAATCGTAATGACGCGATGGGCAGAGAACGATTTAACAGGGAAACTGATTAAGCAGCAGGCTCGCGATATTTTAGCGGACAAATGGGAAGTGGTTGAATTTCCAGCCATGATGCCCGATAGCGATAAACCCTTATGGCCTGAGTTCTGGACAAAAAAAGATTTACTTGCCGTAAAAGGTTCACTTTCCGTTGGCAAGTGGGAGGCGCAATGGCAGCAGAATCCCACCAGTGAACTGAGCGCTATTTTAAAACGAAACTGGTGGAAACGATGGGAAAAGAAAAAACTTCCAGTACTAGAATACATAATGCAGAGTTATGATACCGCTTTCAGCAAACAGACTACTGCGGACTATTCGGCTATAACTACATGGGGTATTTTTTATCCTGAGGAGGGAGGACCTCCGAACATCATTCTCGTAGATGCGAGAAGAAATCGCTGGGACTTTCCAGAATTACGACGCATCGCATTAGAGGAATACAGCTATTGGGATCCAGAATGCGTATTAATTGAAGCGAAGGCAAGTGGAATGCCCCTGACTCAAGAGCTAAGAAACATGGGGATTCCCGTAACGAACTACAGTCCCAGCAGAGGGAATGATAAGTTTACTCGAGTAAATTCTATTGCGCCCTTGTTCGAAAGTGGGTTAGTATGGGCTCCAGATACTAGGTGGGCAGAAGAGGTCATTGAAGAATGTGCAGCTTTTCCTGCTGGAGAACATGACGATTATGTGGATACGGTAACACAGGCACTAAGAAGATTTAGAGAGGGAGGCCTTGTTGCACATCCCGAAGATTATGAGGACGACGAACTTATACAGATTAATAAAAGGGATTATTACTAATGGCTAAAAATAAAAAAACTAAGGTCTTGAGAAAAGCTCGTGTAAAACTTTCTGCAGGAGGCTCTCCGACTAAGATTAAAACACCAAGTGCATCAAAAATAGCTGGTCGTATGAAAGCAGTTGAAGAAGGACGTATTAGTCTTAAAGCTGCTTTAACATTTTTGCTCAAGGGTACTGATTAAGGATATTTTAAATGGCTAAAAATCCAAAACCAACAAATGTTGAGAGAGCATTAGTAGAAGCACCATTAACCGCTGACGATGAAGAGATTGAAAGACAGACAGAAGAACTAGAGGTAGATGTTTCTGTTGAGGAAGAAGACGGTGGCGTAGAAGTTAATCTTAGTGAAGAGGAAGAAGTCAGTATAGAGCCTGCTAATTTTTATGATAACCTAGCAGAGCTTTTACCCGAAGATACCTTAAACCAGATTTCACGAGAAGTTCTTTATAATGTGGATGAGGACAAACAAAGTCGTGCCGATTGGGAAGACACCTATACAAAAGGGTTAGACCTGCTTGGTTTAAAATACGAAATTCGATCACAGCCTTTTGATGGAGCAACAGGGGTTATTCATCCTTTAATGAATGAAGCTGTTACGCAGTTTCAAGCAGGAGCCTATAAAGAAATGCTCCCTGCCAATGGTCCAGTAAGAGCGCAGATAGTCGGTACTCCCAATCCTCAAATAGAACAACAAGCTCAGCGAGTAGAGCAATACATGAATTATCAAATCATGTATACAATGGCAGAATACGAACCCGAATTTGACCAGATGCTGTACTTTGTAGGATTAGCAGGAAGCGCCTTTAAAAAGGTTTATCGCGACGAAATGCTTCAACGTCCTGTCAGTAAATTTATTCCAAGTGAAGATGTCATTGTTCCATATAGCGCAACCGATGTGCGTTCTGCAGAACGGATTACGCATGTAATACACCTTTCTCAAAATGAATTGCGTAAGCAAATGGTAAATGGATTATATCTCGATATGGAAATTAGTGGAAGTTTAGAGGAAATTAGTGATGTAGAAGAAAAGTATGATGAACTGGAAGGAAAGAGCCGAACCATAAATGCTGATGAAGAGGTAACTTTATATGAATGCCATTGCAGTTTAGATATAGAAGAATATCCTGATACAGATGAAAGTGGGGAAAACACAGGAATTAAACTTCCTTATATTGTTACCGTTTGTACTGATACCCGAGACATTTTATCCATAAGAAGAAACTATATACAAAATGATTCAAAGAAAAGTAAGATTCCTCATTTCGTTCAATACAAATTTACTCCTGGATTAGGTTTCTATGGATTTGGATTAATTCACTTACTGGGAAATTTATCTCGTACTGCAACGGCGACCTTACGCCAATTAATTGATGCAGGAACACTAGCTAATATGCCCGCAGGATTTAAAGCCAGAGGGTTAAGAATTGCTGATGATGCGGAACCCCTCCAGCCAGGAGAGTTTAGAGATGTAGATGTTCCTGGAGGAGATTTGCAAAATAGTATTATACCCTTACCTTATAAAGAGCCAAGTGGAACATTGTTTCAATTAATGGGGTTTGTAATAGGATCGGCAGAAAAATTTATTGGAACAACTGATCTTGCAGTTGGTGATAGTAATCAAGAAGTTCCAGTAGGAACAACTTTAGCCCTATTGGAAAAAGGTGCAAAGATTGTAAGTAGTGTTCATAAAAGACTACACGCAAGTATGAAACTTGAATTAAAACTTCTTGCAAAATTATTTGGTGAAGATCCTGCTCCTTATCCTTATGAAGTAGGGGAAGACCTACGTATCAAGCAACAGGATTTTGATGATCGTATTGATATTCTGCCAGTGAGTGATCCGAACATTTTTAGTATGTCTCAACGTGTTGTATTGGCTCAGGAACAATTAAAGTTGGCGCAAGCTGCTCCTGATATGCACAATTTATATGAGGCCTATCGTAGAATGTACGAGGCCCTAGGAGTAAATAACATAGACCAGATTTTAAAATCTCCAATTCCCCCTCAACCAATTGATCCTTCTACAGAAAATCAAAATGCTTCTCAAGCTGCCACAGGACAGGGACAATTGATGGCTTACCCAGAACAGGATCATGATGCGCATATTGCGGTGCATTTAGGATATATGCAATCACAGGTAGCGCAACTTCAACCTCCTGTTTTAATGACTTTAGAAAAGCATATTTATCAACATATAGGGATGAAGGCTATGGTGTTAGCGCAACAACAGCTTCCACAACAAGCACAAGCACAAGCACAAGCACAAGATCCTAATATGATGGCTGCGAAAGTAGCACAGATACAAGCAGAATTAGTAGCGGACTTCTTAAGACAAAACCCAACACAACAAGGAGACCCACTTGTAGACATAAAACAAAAAGAGCTTCAGTTGCGAGCTCAAAAACAAGCTGATGAATCTATGCGTGAAGATAAAGAGCTTAGTTTTGAAAAACAAAGACTTGCGCAACAAACCGCTGTCGCTCGTGAACGAATCGACAGCCAAGAAGATATTGCTTCTTTTAGGGGACAAATTGCTCGTGAAAGACAGCAAAGTAATACCAATAACCAAAAACCTAAATAAGGAGGAAACTTATGGGTGAATTAATGAATCGTTTAAAAGAACCCTCA